GAGCAGCGGCTCAACGAACAGCGGTACAATTAGAATACCAGTTGTTGGCCGAGCAGGCAAGGCAGGTTCGTGACGACGAGCAAAAGAGCATTGAGGATAGAATAGAGGCCAATTCACTAGTTAGCGACATCCTAACCGAACAACTTGCAAAAGAGAAGGAATTGGTACAGGCATCTGTTGCTGCGGCAGAAGCACAATTTTCCAAGTTGCCAAGCATTGAGAACGAGGTTGCCTTGATTCAGGCACGAACCGAATTAGTGGACATCGAGGAACGAGTTGCAGGGCAGCGGTCGGAGTTCCTTATGAACCAGATGGCATTAAACCGAGAGCAACAGACGTACAACGAATTGCTCTTGAAGAATGGCGAAATAATCGAAGGTGAGCAATCTGTAATTATTCAATTTAGCGAGAATCGCAGAACGGCACTCGAAGACGAATACAATGCCCAAACAAAAATCCTCGATATTGAAATAGCAATAGCAAAGGCACGTCTTGATGCAGCAGCAGAGGGAACCGTTGCCCAGCAAGAGGCGTACGAAGCATATTTACAACTAACAAGGGATAAGGGAGTATTAGACGCAGAGTACGCAAGGAATAGCAAGGAACTCGACAAGGAGGTTGCTTCCGCTCGCTTCCAAATGGCAAAGGATGGTTTGTCGGCCATTAGTCAACTATCTGCGGCATTTGCTGGTGAGGACGAGGAATCCAAAAAGAAGCAGTTTGAGTTCCAAAAAAAGCTATCCCTTGCTTCTGCGGTCGTTAGTGGTATTGAAGCCGTACAGAACGCATACAAGACCGCACAAGCGTCTCCGTACACTATTGCCTTTCCTGCGTACCCATTTGTACAAGCAGGCCTTGCGGCAGCATTTAGCGGAGCGCAAATTGCAGCAATCGCACGAAGCCAATTTGAATCGCCAGAAACAGGCAGTACCGACTACGGAGGTGGCTCGTCTGCTGCTCCTTCAGCACCAAGCGCACCGCAGTTTAACGTCGTTGGTCGTAGCGGTATAAACCAGTTAGCAGAATCGGTTAACGCAGTAAACAATCGCCCCGTCCGTGCCTACGTCGTGGCGGGTGAGGTTACTTCACAACAGAACTTAAATAGACGCAGAGCAAGAACCGCAACTTTTGGATAAGATGAAAGTAATTGAGCTGGTATTGGAAGATACCGAAGGACTAAACGGCATTAATGCCATAAGCATCGTTGAGCATCCCGCTATTGAGGAAAACTTTATCACGTTGTCGAAAGAACACGAAGTACAGTTCGCCAAACAAGACGAGGAGAAGCGAATCCTTATGGGCGCAGCTTTGATTCCCAACAAGACCATCTACCGCAACCAAGGCGGGGAGGAGTTTTACGTTTACTTCTCAAAGGAGACGGTACGCAAGGCATCCGAACTATTCTTGATGCGTGGCTATCAAGGTAACACAACGCTCGAACACGCAGCGGAGCTTAATGGCTTGTCGGTGGTTGAGTCGTGGATTATTGAAGACCCCAAAAAGGACAAGACGGCCATTTACGGAATGGAGTTGCCCGAAGGAACTTGGATGGTCTCAATGAAGGTAAATAACGACGACGTTTGGGAAAACTACGTTAAAACAGGCCGTGTAAAGGGCTTCTCAATAGAGGGCTACTTTGTTGATAAGTTGCAAATGGAATCCCACTTGGAACGCATCGAGGAAGAAGAAGCCGAGTTCCTGCTTTCTAACATTATTGCCAAAATCAAAAAGGATGGCCGCCTAAAAAGCAAGAAGCGAATCGAAATGGAATCCTACTCGGACTACCCAGAGGCAGTTCGCAACAACGCAAAGCGTGGCATTGATCTAAACGAGAAAGGCGGTAACAAGTGCGCTACGCAAGTCGGAAAGATACGAGCGCAACAACTCGCAGACGGTAAGCCCATAAGCGTAGAAACAATTAGCCGTATGTACTCGTACCTATCAAGAGCCGAAACATACTATGACGAAGGCGATACCGAAGCGTGTGGTACTATTAGCTACTTGCTATGGGGCGGACTTGCCGCAAAGCGTTGGTCTGAATCTAAATTAAAAGAACTCGGTAAATTATGAAAGAGACACCATCCCGCACGTCACCCAAGAACGGCAAGCGTGGCTGCCTGTGCAAAAACAACACCTATTCCTCCAAATGCTGCGATGGTTCACTCCGAGCGCAAGGAGTAGGGCCAGTGAACAAAGCCCCGAATTTGTAACAATCCAATAACCATTTAATTAGTTGAATTATGAAGGCAAGTGAAATTTTCACCAAGTTCTTTGCGGAGTTATCCGCAGTAGAAGAAGAAGTTAAGTTGGCGCAAGCCAAACTTGACAACGGCACTGTCCTTGAGGCCGAAGCATTTGAAGCTGGCCAACCCATCTTTATCGTTAGCGAAGAAGACCGCATTGCTGTTCCAGTAGGTGAGTACCGAATGGAAGATGGACGTGTCCTCGTTGTTACCGAAGAAGGCGTTGTTGGCGAAATCAAAGAAGCAGCAGCCGAAGAGGAAACACCAGAGGTAGAAATAGAGGTAGAAGCCGCTATGGAGCCGTCTGTTGAAGACAAAATCAAAGAGGTGGTTATGCCCCTCATTGAGGAAATGAAGGCGGAGTTGTCCGCTATGCGTGAGGAAATGGGTGCATACAAGAAGAAGCAAGAAATGTCTTCTGACGTACCAGCCGCTTCCCCTATTAAACATAACCCAGAAGGAAAGACCAAGGAAGTTGTAAACCTGTCGCAGAACGCAACAGAGTCAGCCCTTGACCGTGTCCTTGCACGACTAAACAAATACACCAAAATAACAAATGCCTACTAACACTTCTATCACCACGACGTATGCTGGCGAATTTGCTGGTAAATACGTTGCTGCCGCTCTGTTGAGCGCACCTACCTTGGACAAAGGCCTCATCGAGGTTATGCCCAACGTATTGTACAAATCCGTTATCCAAAAGGTTAACACGGACGACATTTTGAAGGACGCTACTTGCGACTTCGACCCTACGTCTACCGTTACCTTGACCGAGCGTGTTTTGACCTTGGAAGAGTTCCAAGTTAACTTGCAAATGTGCAAAAAGGACTTCGAGCAAACTTGGCAAGCCGTTGAGATGGGCTATTCTGCATTCAAGAATATCCCCGCTTCTTTCACCGACTTTTTGATTGCCTATGCTGCCGAGCGTGTTTCTGCCCGTATCGAACAGAACATCTGGGCTGGTGTTAATGCATCTTCTGGCCAGTTCGCAGGTTTCCAAACTTTGTTCGCTGCTGATTCTGACGTTATCGACGTAACTGGTACTACCGTTACCGCTTCTAACGTAATCGCTGAATTGGGTAAGGTAGTTGACGCTATCCCTGCCGCTTTGTACGGTAAGCCAGACGTTTACTTGTACGTTTCTCAAAACGTAGCCAAGGCCTATGTACGTGCTTTGGGTGGCTTCGCCGCTTCTGGAGTAGGTGCTAACGGTTTGGACAACAAGGGTACTATGTGGTACGGCGACCAGCCCCTGTTCTTCGACGGAATCCCCGTCGTGTTGGCAGAAGGTTTGTCTTCTAACCGCATCGTTGCTGCTCAAAAGAGCAACTTGTTCTTTGGAACTGGTTTGTTGAGCGACAAGAACGAGGTTCGTTTGATTGATATGGCCGACATCGACGGTTCACAGAACTTCCGCTTGGTAATGCGTATGAGCGCAGGCATCCAGTACGGTATCGGTTCCGACATCGTTTACTACGCCTAATCGTTTCTAAATTTCCTTGAAGGGGGTGGTGGTGTAATAACGCCCCACCCCTTTCTTTTTTAACTTACTAAATAAAAACAAAATGGCTTGTGCTTTATCCCTTGGCCGTATTGAACCCTGCAAGGACGTTGTAGGTGGTTTGAATGCGGTTTACTTTTTGAACTATGCAAACCTTACGGTGACTTACGATGCTACCAATACGGATGCTATTGACGTTCTCGGAAGCGGATTGACCGCTTACAAATACGAATTGAAAGGAACCTCGTCTTTCGAGCAGGCAATCACTTCAAGCCGTGACAACGGAACCACGTTCTTTGACCAGACCTTGAATTTGACCTTGCATAAGTTGAGCAAGCAGTCACACAAGGA